ATCATAATGCCAAGTGACAGTGAAATCTTCAATAGTATCGGTGTTATTCCAATCAACATCAATAGCAGCTACTTCGGCTGGCCAGCAATTAACTAAAGTATATTCCCTCGCATTATTACCATCTTTTTTATATTGAGTAACCGTAATGTCTTTCTTATAATTAAAATCAACCGAATTTCGGATGTTGGCCTCATGTCTATTAATTTGATTCATCCAATTCATCAACGCATCTCGAATCTCAAAATTTTCAAGGTTGATGATTGTGGTTGTCCAGTCAGCAAATGTACGATCCCCAGCAACCTTGATCTTTCTACCGAAATACGGAACTTCAATCATTCCAATAGTAGATGCGGGAAGGGATGCTGCCTTACATAGGAATGTCGTATCGGGCATACCTATGTCACCACCCAATGAAGGTATATTAACCTGAAATAGGGTATTTCTTGCTCCCTCACCAATTAGGTTTTCCTTAAACTTGCTTACATTAAATGACATATTCTTTATCCTCTTTTATTTATTATAAGATTTTGAAAGGGGAGAAATTAATCTCCCCTCGTATTAGAATTGACCGACTACTGTATTGAAGTCAACGCCAGTAGCAACGGCGACGAAGTTCAACTGAATGTAATTGATTGAACGTGCTGGCTTGATGTAGATGTCGCCAACGAACTGATTCGAATCGATTACTTGAGGAGTGTTATTTGTGGTGTTACAAACAACCTTGAAGTCTGTGATGCCATTCCGACCCTTGACTGTTCTCAGGAACGGTTCTACAAGACCAACAAATTGGGAACGAGTAGAAGCATTATTGAGTTCGAAGAGGGAGAACTTGGCAGCAGCCGAGATAGACTTTTCTAGAGTAATGAACAAACGACGAACATTGATTCTATCAAAGGCAGAGGGACGAGCCAGAGCAGTCTTGTCACCGAATAGCACAGTACCCAGACCCGGCTGAGAAATAACCGGATTGATACCAACAGGATACATAGCATCCCGATTAGCCTGAGTCGGATTCCAAGCCAACTTAATGACATTCTTGACGACACCACGGTTGTAACCAGCAGGTGAAATCCAAGGGTCATTGGTTTGGTCGGTACGAGCACAAAGACCAGCAATGTCGCCATTAAGAGGAACCCAGCGGAAGAGATTGTTGTACTTGTCGTATTGATACTTCCAACCAGAATCCATAAAGGCATAGGAGGAATTCGGATTAACTGTGTTGGTCATGTAATTAATAATAGCAGCAGATTCGTTACCACTGTTAAACACAACATCATTCTTTAACGGTGAGAAGAATACCACACAATCTTTCCTGCTATTGGCAAGACTCACCAGACTAGTGACTGTTGTTGCTCCACCATTACCAGCCATCAGAAGATCGACAGTTACCGTATCTGTATTAAATAGGCTGTAATCAACTGTTGAGGAGTAATCATCAAGAGCACCTTTAAGAGTGTCGTTACCTTCATTCGCAGCCATCTGCTTAAATGTGGCAGTATTTGTAAATGCACTTGTTGTAGTTCCCCAAGCAACGGTTCCTGAACCTGTAGCACCCGGAACATTGTTGAACCAGATATAAGGTGATTTTTGATTGATGACATTTACATAATAGTTAGTGTCGCCAGAATCGCTGATAGCATCCGAGAATTTGGAAAGATATTGATACTTTTCTAGTACTGTACCCGGAGTTCCGCTAATTACACCAGTCCCATCAACAACCAAGACATGCATTTCATCTTTGGCTCCTGTGGCACCTTTGCTTGTGGCGAACGCAGATGTGGCCAGACCAGTGGCTCCTGCGAATACAGATTTGATAGTGACGCCTGTAGCACCAGCAATCGGTCCTGTCGCACCACCGATGTTTCCACTATCTAATGTGTACACAGAAAGAGCATTGCCCATAGTGCCAGGATACTTAGCAACCCAAGCCCCAGCATTCGTAATGGGTCCGCTAGCTCCATAGTAATACTGAGTGGAATTCTTTACAAGTACAGAAGTCGCACCAGCACAAGCATTCTTGGCAGAATCTGCCATACGAACAACTGATAGATTATTGGCGTAGGCAAGGAAGTTTGCCGCAGTGAAGAAGTCTTCGTAATTACTTACATTCGGTTTGCCGAACCGATTGACTAGATCTACTTCTGAAGTTACTGTAGTGATTTCGCTTGCAGGACCCCATGCGAAGTGGCCAGCAAACCCACCTACTGATGTCGATACTCCAGGGACAGCTGTGGTGAGATTGAACTCACTCACATTTACGCCTGGGCTTGTTAGAATTGCCATATTGTTTCTCCTTGATATACTGTGGTATGTACCTTGTTTACTTTAAGTATTTATAAAAATCGAATCTTCTAACCCAGTAGCCATCTCATGTCTTCAACTTGTTCCTGAGTCATGGGACTCTCATCCCTAAAAATTTGACCATACTCTGTTTGGGAATCCCCATCATCCACATTAATCATACCCGAATTAGCATTTTTCATTTCCTTGAAATATGATTGAGTGGACATCCAAGCAAACATAACAAGATTCATAACCATATCATCATGAACTCCAGTATCTCCCGAATATGAATCGGCCTTGGAAATAAAATTTGACAATTCATGAATCTGATCATGAGTTAAATCTATTAACTTATCTTCTTCTATTAGATCTTTTAGTACCGCACAACCAAGTCGTTTTACAGATTTGGTCATCTCTACACCAGAATCGGAATTCTTAACGAACTCTGAACTCAGTACCTGCCTTTTATTTAGCACAAATGTTTTCGCCAAATACTCATAACCATATTCAAAATGACATTCTTCGGCTACGGCCCGTCCGATAGAATTTCTTTCGATTACAAGAAATGCATTGTTATATTTTTCACACACAGGCATGACAGTTTGGGCCAAAAAGTAGGGTCGAGTCTTATTGCACTTCCATGTATAGGCAATCCTATAGGGCATGTCGGTCGTATCAATAATAGTAATTGACGAATAATCTCCCAAATTACCCCCAGCCACATCTACCATACAGGCATAGGAGTGACCCTCTTCGGGCTTATGATTGATAACTGTATTGAAATCACTTGATATCGGAACTGTCGCATATAATTCTCTCAACTTACTTCCCATAATAAGAGTGTTGGCCGATCCCAGAAACTCGTTTCCATATTCCTGTCTGAATCCGAGATCTCCAAGAATTTCTGTCTGAGCCTTGGCCCAAGCAGCGTCTCTTCCAGGAACCTGATTCCATGAAATTTCAAAGGGAAAGAAGTCGTTCTGTTTGGCTTTGGCTTCAGAAAATAATCGATAGAATAGATTCAATCCATTGGGAGTGGATGCAATAATGATTTTAGTTTCCTCACCCGAGGAGATTGTGGGAAAGGTCGATTTGAAGAATTCTACGGAATTATCTACGAATGCGAACTCATCAAGGAATAGTAGATTGACCGAGTATCCACGAATTGAATCAGCCGAAGTAGATGATGCAATAATACGTGAGTTATTACCTAGCTCCAGTGAACCCTTATTGAGGACCTTGGCTCCCGGCTGTAAAAAGAATGGAATGGTTTCATATGCAGCCACAATTCTATTAAGAATTTCTCTTGCGATTGCGGCCTTATTTGCAAGAATAGCTACGGTCTTGTCCGGATTAAAGAAGGCATACCATAGAATGAATGCGGCAGTGGTAATCGTATTATGAGAAAGAATACCATTTGTATAGTACCTATGATTATCATCATTCACAGTAAGATCGAACATATTATCTTCATATCCATGATTGATAATTTGCTGAACTACTTCTGGCCCAGATTCGGTGCAAATCATCGATTGATTCGGGATCAGATCTTTGGCAAATACTTCGTTCAAATTTTGATCAAACAGGATATGAGTGTCGGCACATTTTAGAGAGTGCTTGGTTGTTATGACTTCCCAGACTTCATACGGAATGGTCTTGTGTAATTGAGATATATCAGAGAATCCCTCATCCGTAAGAATTTCCCAATCATTCACGTCATAGGATTCGACGAATTTTCTTTCTACGATATCATGAAGTTCAGGCATTTTTTTATCACTTTCTTCTTATCAGTTTTGAATTCGGTCTCTGTGATGTGGATAATTTGATATCCATTATCTACAATTATCATATCTCTATCTAATTCACGTTGTACATTACCCGGTTTACCATGCCAATAATCTCCATCAAATTCTATAATTTTCTTTGTTTTGGTGTCAATAAAATCTGGTAATATTACCTTTGTGGCTAAATTGAGTCTGAGTTCATTATTTTTACCAGAACTATCTGGGATTTTTTTTGGAGACAATTCAGCAAAATGAATACTAGAAGTGTCTTCTAATAAATTAAAAATTTCCCAAAATAACAACTGAGATATTTTAGAATAATTACTTTTTTTATAATTGGTAAGCCATTGTTCTTGTCTTTTATTCCATCGGACCAGTCCTTCTTCCTGACCATATTTTTCAATACATGTTTCCAGAGAAAATGTTGTCTGACGTTCCGATAGAGCATCATTGGCTTCATCTTCGGACATACCCTGCTTAAGATAATAACTCAATCGATTGGTATAGTTATCATTCTTATCTGTGGTATCTGCCCTTTTCATATTCACTTCTTGGATTCTGGTTTGGGTTTCTTCATCAGAGAGATTTTTATAACCAACAAATTTATCCGAGAATGGAGATAATCGACCTCCATGATCGTATGCGGGATTTTTATTTCCGGCTATTCTATCCGAGCAATGTTTGAGGTAGGATTCAGAATACAGTTTGGCCTCTGGAAATTGTACAAGATATTCTTTAGTATTGATACCATGAATCGTTAGATGCGAATTCAAGTTACCTTTGAATATGATACCACATATCAGACAACTTACCTGGTCCTCCTCCTTTATGGAACGAGTTGATGTATTGAGTTTTTTGGTGTGGATTCTTCTACAGGGCACTCCACAAAATTTTTGGTTGAAGTGGCCCTCGAAATTTTTAGTACATTCCTCACATCGTTTGGTCTCTGTTTTTAATGTTCTCATAAAAATCTCCTATAGTAATGTCTTTAATTTCTCCCGTTATTTTATTCCTAACGGTTACCATAGTATTTATAAAAAAACATTTTCCACTCTGACGAGGGGAAAGCAGCACAACTTTCCTATGCTCGTGGAAACTCTTAATTAATCCCTTCTGATATCCTCGAAGTTTGAATGGAATAAATCCATGATCCAGTGAATTAATCTTGACATACTTCTCGATAAAGTATTCGGGATCCTGGGCACAACGAACGTATTCCTTTACTTGGTCTTCGGTATAATCCTCTGAGAGATTGATCCGTTTAATTAACGGATTCAAATAATATTCTTTATTCTTGTGAGTCGTTACCATGATTTTTATTAGTGTCTTTCAACAACTTCTGTAATTCTGCCGTACTTCCTACGAAAATATTATTCTGTGTATTGGTCTGATTATCTGGTTTCCTATTGCCAGCAGTAAGATCCGATAGGTTCTTGGCCACATCAGCCGTGGTCTTGATGAGACCAGACACTACTTCAAAGGCTCTGGGAGATTCTGCACTCTTTGCAAATGCAATCAGATTGTCCAGGGCATCCTTTGATTGGGCGATGAGTTCATAGTAGATCTGTCTTACGTTGTCGTGATCCTGCTCATCACTGGAAGGAACTACCACAGGAATCACTTCTGCTTTGGGTATAGGTTCTAGATCAAAAAACTTGCTGATGCTATCAGGTTTCATATATCATCCTCCCAGATTCCAATTACCTGTGGCTCCTGTATTGAATACTAATTTAATGACCCAGTAAGGAGTATCGACTGTCATAAATGTTGTTGAACCCATAATTCTGTTCGCATTACCATTCACAACAAATCCTGATAGGGGTCCAGTAGAACCATTGGCAAATACTACATAACTATTTGATGTAGGAGCCAATGGCATAGTGGCCGTGACATTTGTGGCTCCGATCCAATTGGATGAATTTGCTGTTGCTGTGAAGTTAGAAGTCTGATAGGTATAGGTTGCAGCACCACCAGATGGACCTGTGGCTCCAATTGATCCTGTAGCACCCTGACCAGTCGCACCAGTGAAACCAGAAGCTCCTGTGGCACCAATAGGACCAGTTGTACCTTGAAGACCAGAAGCTCCTGTGGCACCAATAGGACCTGTTGTACCTTGTAATCCAGAGGCACCTGTTGCTCCAATAGGACCAGTTGTACCTTGAAGACCAGAAGCTCCTGTGGCACCAATAGGACCAGTTGTACCTTGAAGACCAGAGGCACCTGTGGCACCAATAGGACCAGTGGTTCCAGTTAGTCCAGAAGCTCCTGTGGCACCAATAGGACCAGTTGTTCCCTGCAACCCTGAAGCACCTGTCGCACCAATAGGACCAGTGGTTCCCT